GTTCTGGTTTAGGTTTAATAACAGGAGTAATATTTTTATCTTCCTTTTTGGTAATATAGGTAGGTTCTTCTTTAGTAATTACTTTAGGCTTATCATCGTCCTTAAATGCTTTACTTAAATCCTTTTTTCCTTTCCCTTCCCAAATAACACCATCCAAATATTGTGTTCCATCTGGTGCTATAGCCACTCGACCTCTAACTTCATATCCTTTATCTTTTAAAGCTTTTTCGGCTGCCCAAGCCTTCATATAATCATCACTTCCCGGCTGTAAATCATGTCGAGAAGAACCCATTTTAAGTATATCTTCTTGATTAAATACACCTTTTTTAACACCATCATTCATAAAATTTGCTAAAGCATTTTGTGGTGTATCCCCATATTGAGCATATTTCTTTAAATGGTACCCGGGATTATTACTATTAAATAGTATATGGTTCATATACTGTCTAGTCGTCATATCAGCTTTACCTGTATATTGATATTTTTGTTCACCGGCCCCCATATCTTCAATATCTAAAATATTTCCTAATCCACCTTCTAATTTCCTAATAAAATTATTTTTATCCCGTTCCTGTGCAAAACCGTAGGCTATCCAAGATGCAGCCGTAGCTAAAGGAAAGCCTCCACCCATTATAGTGCCCATCATACCAGTAATAAATGCACCTGTCGGGCCTCCACCACCGGGTTTAGCATATATATCAGCTAGTGTTAGTGCTCCCTCTAATCCTTTAGCACCTACATCTCTAGAAAAATAATTATCTGAATTAATATTATTAAAATATTTTGCAGAGTTATCAGCGTTATTAGCCAATTGTGAAGCTTGATAGCTAGCCCCTAAATAACCCGTCCCTGTTATAGGGCCGGATTCATATCCGGGAATTTCAGCTATTGAATTAACACCAAATAATTCCTTAAATTGCTTTTCTTGAGGGCTTGTAACATCCATTCTTGAGGTTGTTGTTGCACCCACATCAACAGTGGCTGTTCCCGGCTGTATGTAATCATGAAGTGTTCGAATAGGCTCTTTGTCCTTGTCTTTATCTTCAGCAAATTTTTCTATATCAATATCACCAATTTTACTTTTAATATCATATATAGGCTCATTTAAAAAATCTTGTTCTTTTATTTTCGGTAATGCCATTCTACTCCCGTGTAATTTTTTCTACTTTGTTAACATCATCTCTAAGTCTGAGGAGTTGACCCAGTAAAATTGCTTTCCCCTGATTGCGGAACATTTCCTGTTCCGACTGTGCCACCACCAACGCCTGATGGGTCTGCTCCATTTGCACCTGCAGGTACTCCTTGAGGGCTTCCCATTGCTTGCTGTTGACCAGTGGCTTGAGTTTCTCCAGTAGTTTCTTGTTGAACATTTAATCCTCTTAACATTTCAGCGAATATCGCCGCATCATCCATATTATTTACTAAGCTCTCGGGGTCTATATCCTGTGCTATTGCCAATTCTCTTATTAGATTTGGAATTTTAATGAATGGTGCTAACATTGGGTTAGCAACAGTTTGAAGTAATGCTGTTAGTCTTTGTGACCTAACTTCTTTTTGCATTACACTAGCCACTCCTCTAGGTTTAATTTCTAAATCGCCTATTATTTCAGGATTATCTGTATTAAACTGCATATTCCACTGAAAAAATGCTTCTCCTAATGGTTTAAGCATATAATCATCTATATTTTTCATTACTGTTTTTATAGAAAGATTTGCTCCTCCTAATAACATAGATAATCCTGATGCAGTACGACCTGTACCTGAAACACCTGTTTGTCCATGCATAACAGAGGGTATCCCAGTTTCTTCATCAGCTAGTTGTCTAGCTTGTAAATACATTTGTAAATTTTCTGGTGCCGTATTAGGAAACTTTAATCCATTGATAGCTGTTCCTGTAACACCTGATTGTCTTCTAAAAATTTTTCCGGGAAATATATCCATATTTTGTCCCGGCACTAAGGATGCTTCATCAACATCAAAAACTAAATTACCTGCTAAAGCCAAGTTATCTATAGCCATGCGAACATGTCCATTCATAAGTAGCTGTGCATCTTCCATATTTTCAGGAACGCCTACACCAAATAATTGATAAGGATTTAATTCATACGGAACTGCGTGATAAGGTATTCTTTTTGGTGTAAACGGATTTAATGCTACACGTAGTACTTGTGCATTAGAAATCCAAACATTAACTTGTATTTCATCAATTTCATTTATAGAATCGGGAATTTCAGCACCAACTTGCTCTAAAAGACTTCTATCTAAAACACCCCAATATTCTAATACTTCAAATCTATCAGAAGTTACACCTTCACCATAATTTTGCTTGTCATAAGTTTGAATTATATCTTCATAGTATTCTGTATTGTAATTTCCACCCATTTCTAAACAAATTTCTATTGCTCTTTTATCAAAAAATGGCATATTTTGTAAATCACGTAATTGAGAACGTGTAAATTTGTGTCGTTCTATAATATAATCACAATCATTTAAACTTGTAGCAGCAGGGTCAGGAAAAAAATCCCAACAAGAAATAGCTTCTATTTTAGGTACTTCTTTATTATATGGTTGATATACTTTTTCATTTTCATCCCCTTGTATCCATTTGTGTATAGTTTTATTATAATTTAATGGGCCTTTAATAATACCTGTACCTAATAAAACAGATTCAAATATAGAATGACGAAGTGTATTAACTGCATTATTATCTAATAATTGGTCATGAATAACTTTTTCTAATTTTAATGCAGTTTCTTTAGCAGGAGATATTTGAGGATAATTAGGCATTCTACTTGCCCCTTCCAACAAATTTGCACCTGTATATCGGTCTTTTAATCCACCTAGTTTATCTAAAGGTACAGACGCTTCTGTAGCACCGGGTTCTAATACTCTACCATCCCCGTTGTATCCAACTGGTGATTGTATTTGTTCTTCTCCCGGCACTGCTAAATGCATGTGCTCTGCTATACCTTCTGGTACAGGCGTAGGTTCAACTGTTATAGGAAATTTTTTATTAGCAAATAAAACATCTACAATTTGTCCATAAGCGGCAAGAGTTTTAGTTTTTGTTATTTTAATAAAAACTTTACTTTTTTCACTATCTCTAAATTGAGTTGTACTATCATATACACCTCTATAATTTTTATATGCTCGTAACCATCGTGCTTCATGTGTACTACGAGAAGCTTTTGCTTCTGTATACTTTGAAGTTATATACCCAATAATTCCGGGTAATTCTGTTGATGGCATAGTTGAAGCTTGGTCTGTACCTTGCTTATTTTCAGCCATTTATTTTCCTAGTCGTTGCTATTGCCTTTTAATGGTTTTTCCTTGTCAGCATTCATAATAGTTGAACTAAGTTTTTCATTGCTATTATTTGATGCATCTTGGATAAATTTTTTAGGTTGTCCTGTTCCACCGTGTGCGTCAAAATCTTTTTTGAAGCGTGTTAATGGTGCATCAGGTCTATTCCATTTTTCTTTATCCTGTTTCCATATATAGGCTTTACCATAATTATAATCGTTTTGTGGCATGTATTTCTCCTTGTTATATAAATTTAGGTTTTCGTATTGGTTGACTGTAGACTTTACCCCCTACAGTATAAGGTTTAGCGGAAACTCTTCCGCCATAACTTAATCTTGTCTTAATAATCTTTTTAGGTATCTTTTTAATTTTTTCCTTAGTTAATTCTCCTTTTTGCAAGGATTTGTGTAATTCTTTTGCTGTTTCTGAAACTGTTCCTATTGGTAATTTACCCCCTAAAATAATTTCATTTAATAATTGAGCTTCTAGTATAGGAATACGAATAACAGCTTTTGTTATAGGATGTTTCCAAAGTGTTGTTGCTACCTTTTTAATAGGTTTTAATAATTCTCCCGTCTTTTCAGATTTAAAATGTTGTAACCTTATTTTCTTTTTAGGTTTTAAAGGAGGAGGTTCTATAGGTTGGGCAGTCATTGGCATTTTTTGTATTTTATCAGAATCAAATCCACCTAAACTTTGCTTTAGCCGATTAACTTTTTCCCCTACACTTTCTGAAACTGATAGATTTATTGGTTTTAACAATCTATTTTCTCTTCGTTGTCCTGCTAGTCGTATTTCTTCTACTTGGTCAGGTCTAAAATATTGTGGTATAACTTCATTTCCTATCTTAATATTTGTATTGAGTTGTACTAGTTTTCCATCTGCTACTTTTTTTTCTATTTGATTTAAAAGTTTTCCTGCCTGTTGCACATCCATGCTTAAAACACGTTCAACACTATAGAATTGTAATAGAGGAATATATTGTAAACGTCCGCTAACAGCCAATCCCTCTTTAAATCCAGACATTCCACTTATTCTATGAGTAGGACGAATAGTTCCTTCTGTTATTTTCTTTTTTCCAAATTTATCTTCAAATATTTTTTCTTCAGTAACTGGATGAGTCATAAATCGCTTTATAGACATTTCATAATCACGACCACCTGTAAAATAAAATGTAGGAGGTAATTTTATTGATACTTCTTTAGTTCCCATATTTAATACCCAAAAACTGCATCACCCGGTTCATATTGTACTCTATCCTTTATTTTCCTTAGTGCCATACCAAATGTTGGTTGACTAGATTGCCGTGTCATTATCATATATCGAAGTGCATCATAAGCATGGTCATCTGATTTTGTATCCACATCCTCTGGATTTGTTTTAGAAGTTGGTATACTTGCTAGAGTTCTAATTAAATTCGTACAAGTACTGAATATCTTTAATCTTGGTTCTACAGTCATAGGATTTAAAGCCAATCTTCTATGTACTTCTACTTTTCCTGCTATTCTATCTCTATCCGCCGGTATCCAACGAACACCATTCCGAATCATAGTTTCTGCTATACTCGGGCCTATTCCCGTCTTATTCCAACAGCTTGTATCAAGTACAGATAAAGACATCATAGGGTCTTTTCGTTCCATCTCTAATATAAGTTTAGCTAAAACATCACCTGTATAGCCAGAATTATATAATTCACGATAAATATAAATATTTCCATCAAAATCTATACAACCCCATAAAATACAAGATGGAGACGCATATCCATAGTCACCAGAACGCATTCGTTGCCATCCTATAGGAACTTCAAAAGGCTCTACTACATGAGTAGAACGCATAAATTCTGGAAAAGCTGCACCTTCTGCAACTTCCCAATCGCCATCCAATAATCGTTTTCTTTCTACTTCGGGCAATGAACGAAGCATGGCTTCGTATTGTCCATCTTTCATAAGATAAGGATTATCCGTTAAACGAGCCGGTATAAACTTTCTATAGTAAAGTGGCTTTCCTCCATTTTCATGTTGTTCAGGCCACCTATATAT